GCTGGTAAGACTACTTATCTGAATGGACTACAGGCTTAATCTGAGTCTTGCAAAAGTGTTTGTGGATCAGGTGTTCATGCAAGATCACCTGTCCACACTTTTGGCATAACCAAGCAACTCCCTCATCCACTTGATGCTGGCGGTCACCTCTTAGACCCCGTTGCTTACCGTAAAACGTGCGTATTTTTACAATCAAGAATTTTTATCCTTGAGTTTGGCTTCAATGGCATAAGCAATTTCAGTCGGATAGTCGCCGTGAAGCATATTGATTGACTCTATTGCTTGTGCAATTTCATCATCCGTCAGCCCTACCCATGTGCGCTGTGGGTGGGTGTAGAGCTTATCAACCCATCCCGCATGGTTTGGATTTCTTTTGTTCCAATCATCCGCATAACTTTCGTTGTCTTCATACGAGCAATAGTCGTAACCACCCTCACCGTCAAACGTGCGCCACGCCACAGGCTCTTGCTCTGGTTGTGCCAAGGCTTCTTTGATTGCGGCAATGGCTTCGTGCATCTTTTCCGCTGATGCGTTGAACTCGTCTTGGTTGCCCCAGTCAATAGACAACTCCGTTTCTAGTGCATCAAGTGCCATCTTCAATGCTTCTTGTGTCATGCTTCACCTCTGGCTCTGATTGCTGCTCCTACTGCGCCCATAAAAGATGCTTTTGTATGTTTGTCTGCAATTTGAGCACAGGCTTCACGTTCGGCTTTTACAACTTGATTTATTGCCCAACGGATTGCATCTCTTGTTCCTGCATGGCCTTGAATTGCCATCTCAATGATTTCATCTTGTGTCATTTCTTCATATTCCTTACAAAAACTGCAAAACTGTCTGTTGTATCTGGTGGGAATGCTGACTTGAATCTTGTCTGAATCTCTGTTGCCACTTCCTCAATCACAATATTGCGATAAGGATTTAGCTCAACATCAACTAGTTTTAGTTCCTCAATTTGTCGTTTTCGATTCAATGATTCGGACATTGTTCCCCCCAAGTTCTTGAATTCTTTTGCTAAGACGCATGATGCGTTGCTTGTTGTAGTCCACAATGGCTTGAGAATACTCAACCGAAGTCTCTGCTTGCAACTTGGCAAGTTGTGCCTCAGTCAGTTCCTTTTCTACCATCTCCATAGGTGTCTTTGCCCTGAGCAAATCCTTGACGTACTGAATCGTGAGTTGCCGCCAGTTCATGCCTTTTTCCTTTTCTGATGAACAACAAGTACCCTCTCAACCTTTTCTTTGGTCACGAATCTATGTTCATTAGCGCACTCATAGCGGCGGTATGTTGAACCGTCTGGTCTGGCTCTGGTTTCCAGCGTCCTAACCCACTTCTCGCAAACAGGGCATATCACTGGTCTTCTCCGCTTTTTAACAGATACATAACAGTGAGAGCGCAGACTGATACCCCCAATACGAATCCGAATAGAGTCAGTAGCAGTACCCAAAAGATTGTTTCCAACATGAGTTTTCTCCCTTGAATCAAAGTAAAAGAGTGCGCCAGCACAAAGCAAAGCCAAGATGACTTTGTTCAAGTGGCTCATTTGGCGGCAGCCACAATCAACTCTAACTCAGCATCCTTGAGTTGGCCTTTGAGGATGTCAACCTCCTGCTCTAGTCTCAAAATCTTATTCTCTAGCCTTTTGCGACTCATAGTTTCGGCATGAATCCACCCTAACAAGGATGCCTCATCAGCTACTTTTTCAATCAGTTGGATGATGTCGTTGCGGGTCATGAAACCACCAGCAATGTCTTTGGTGGGCGCAATCTTGGTAACCAGTTCTTTCAGTTCTTTATGCAGACTCATGCTGTCTCTCCTTGAAGTTGTGATTGATTCCATGCTGATTGCAAGGCGGTGAAGTTCATGGGTGCGATGGTGACTGTGGACAGGAACAGACCCTTGCCACGGGTTCTACGCCCCCAATCGTCTGTTGCCTTGGTGTTCTTGAGTTCACCTCTTTTCACGGCGTTGTAGACGCTATGAGGCTTGAATTCAGCCTCTTCCAACTCTTCCATTGAACGAGGTTCTTGGCAGAAGTCTTGGAGGGGTGTCATGCTTCCCTCGCTTTCAACATTGCGTCTGCCCATTCATAACAACTTCCACAAATTTGGTCAGAGGTTATTGTTTTTTGGGCAAAGGCTAATAAAGTTTCTGGCATAGAAATTTGAGCTTGCATAGCTTTTGCCGCCATGTAGTCTCTCAGACTCATGCCTTGAAAAGTTTTTGTATCAGCAGAAACTGGAAATGCTGGTGGGTTGTTCATTTGACCAACTCCTTTGCAATCTCAATCAGGAAAGGGATAGACAGGATCAAGCCGATTACTGTGGCCTGAAAGGTTTGCTTAAGCGTCATCATCATTCTCCTCATCACAGAGTTCACAGGTTGGGTGGTCAGGGTCACGACAGTCAGGGTGGTTGAGCAACTGGTTGTTGTAGCGTCTGAGGTACATGGCTTCAAGCCGTATCTCGTTTGCTTCTGATTCGTCAATGTCTCGCATCAGTAATCTTCTCCAACTCTTGCTGGTTGTGCGCCAAGGAATTGAGAGTTGTAGGGTGCGTTGTGATTCCAAGATACGTTTGATGCGTTTTGAATATGGCAGTTGATTCCCTGAGTGCGAAATTGTTGAACTAACTGCACAGCATCTTCGTGAGGCATTGGTGCAGTTGGCTTGCGGTAACTTGCTATAACAACGTATTTCATTTTCAATTCTCCTTTTAGGTTGAAAGATGGGGCTTGCGCCCCCTTGGGTTGGTTAGGCGGCTACTAACTCTTTAACAGCTTTGGGGCGTTGAATGACGGTCTGCTTGACTCCATTGCGAACACCATGATCTTTGACAGTGGCGGTGATGGTGAAAGTGTCACCCTTGCTACGCACAGTACCCTCTGGATTCCAGCCAATAACATCAGAGTTACCCTTATAGATAACAACATTCTTGTCGGCATCTTCCATGATGTAGATGTAGATAGTGCCATAAGCCCCATCCAGTACAACAACGTGACAAATAGTGAGGGTAAGGGTCAACTTAACACCAACTTCACCCAAGTGGATGCGTAAGGCATTCAGAGCAGCTTCTTTGTCAGCCCACTCAGCCTTACGAGCAATCTTGGCATCAATGCCTTTAAGGATGGCGGCGCACTGCTTTTCGCTGAGTTTTCCATACTTGTCATAGGCTTCAGCCATAGAGCCCATGAAACCATCTACATAGCCAGAGGTGCTACCGTAATCATTGTGAGTGCGACCTGCGTTTAATGCTTCATCAATTTCTGATGCACGTTCAGTCTTAGCGTACCAAGTCTTATTGGCATTGGCAATGATGTTGCGTTTGATAGCATTGTGATATGCCACTGGATTTTCGATAACTGGTGAAAAGTTGCTTGCCACTTGAAATCTCCTGCTTGGTTGCTGATGTTGCCAATCATACAGAGTTTGACTACCTAGTCAATCACCTTAATTCAATCCCACACATTCAACTAGGGTATTAAATCAACTAGGGGTTGACCAAAGAGTCAAAAGTCTGTAGCATCCTATTCCATGATGAACACTCCAACCATGCAAACCATTGAATCTATTAAGAAAAAGGCAGAATCTGCGGGTTTCACAATCACAGATGTTGCTCGTCACGCTGGCTTTGATCCTGCTCAAGTCAGCCGTTACGCCACAGGAAAGACCATACCACTTGTAACTTCCATACAACGGCTTCAGGAATCGGTAGATTCCCTGATAAAAGCCCGAATGAAAGCCTTAAAACGATCAAGTAGGCACTGCAATGACTAGGCGCACCATTGGCATTGACTGCGGTCTAAACGGTGCTATTGCCCTTGTGGTCGATGGTGAACTGGTAAGGGTTGAGGATATGCCAACCGTTACTCTCACCCGTAATGGCAAGAACAAGCGTCAGGTGTCAGTGCCTGAACTCGTGGACATCATCAAAGACTTTGACCCTACTGAGGCTTATGTAGAAAAGGTCTTTGCAATGAGTGGGCAAGGCGTGACTTCAGTCTTTTCTCTAGCCCGCAGTCTTGGTGTTGTTGAGGGATCACTTACAGCCCTACGAATTAAGACAACACTCATGACTCCGCAGACTTGGATCAAGGCTATGGGAGTTGTCGGCGGTAAGGATGGGTCTAGAGCTAGGGCTATGGAGTTGTTCCCTCGTGATCTAGTTCTGTTCAAGAGGGTCAAGGATGATGGGCGTAGTGATGCCAGTTTGATTGCACTTTGGGGGTATCGCAATGGAAGATAAAGAACGTCAAGCAATGCGAGATCACATTGTCTGGCTTGCGGGTGAACTCGAAAAGGAACGCAAGCAGAACCTTGCAACCATAGGTTTCTTGAAACAACTCCTTGACCCTGAAGACTTGGGTCATTCAGCCAGTAACGAAATCAGGCAACTCGCCTATCAACTTTTAATCAACCATCATCACGCTGAAAGAACATCATGGCAGTCAAACAACTAAACCTCAGAGCCTCTGCATCAGCCCGTTGGATTGCCTGTCCCGCCTCTGCCAGACTCTCAAGCCTGATGCCTTACGTTGAGGGAGGCGATGCGGCGAAGATGGGAACTGCAATTCATGCCTTGGCAGAGCATTGCTTTAAACGTGACTTAGACCCGATGAAGTTTGAGGGTAAAGTCTATGAGGGCATCTTGATGACCGAAGAAAACTGCGAGTTTGCACTTCAACACCTTAAAGCTATTTGGGCTATTGAGGATGAGTTGGGTCAGGGTTGCGTTAGCGTTGAGAAGTTTTTACCTTATGCTGAACTCAAATCATACAAATGCGGTGGGACTGCTGACGTTATCGGCATCAGCAAAGAGAAACGCAAGCTCATCATTGCTGACCTGAAGACAGGCAGAGGTTACGTTGATGCGGAATCAGATCAACTCAAGCTATACAGTTTGGCAGCTATGGAAGATGGCAACCTGTATCAAGACATTGACAAGGTGGAACTCTGGATTATCCAACCCCATCACGGTGAGAATCGGGTCTTTGAGATGACCACTCAAGAACTCGTGGATTGGGAGCACTACGTCCTGATCCCCGCCATTGAGAATGCCCTGAACCCTGCATTCCAGCCCGTACCCTCAGACTCTGCCTGTCAGTACTGTCCCGCCAAAACAATCTGTCCAGCACAAGCAAATATCGTTGAGACAGTAGCTACAGCACCAATGGTCGAGATGCTCACAGAGGAACAGATCAGCGTCTTGCTGACTAAGTTTGATATGGTTGAGGACTACATCAAGGCGGTGAGAGATCATGCCCTTAAACGCATGGAATCTGGTGCTGTGATTGATGGATGGCAGCTTGCACCTAAGAGAGCGTTGAGGTCTTGGACTAAAGAATCTGAAGTAGTCCCTGCACTCCTTGGCCTTGGCCTCAAGATTGAACAGGTCGTAAAGCAGGAGGTCATCACTCCAGCGGTAGCAGAGAAACTGTTACCGAAAGACCGTAAAGGTTTGATTGATACGTTAACTTCCCGTATATCTTCAGGATTGACCCTTGCCAGAGACAAGAGTATTAGTCAATAATCCGAACCCCAATCCCCCACAGTGACATCTGTCACATTTTTCAACTTCAACTTTAAACAGGAAACATCAAATGGAATTAAATCTCTCTAGCGGCGGTGGCTCAGGCAACTACATTCGCTTTTCACCTCAAGTTAACGCTTGGACAAAAAAAGATGAAGATGGTAATTACATCGAATTCAAATTCACACAAGCAGTTTTTGACTTTGAGAATGTACAAACTGGTTGGATGCTAATTGCAACTGGGCAATTTGAATTCTTACCTGATAACACGCTTGGTAAAAAGACTGCTCAACCAAGTCCTGAGCATAAAAGAGGCTTCAAGTCTGTTTTTTATAGCAAGGAGTTAGGTGGTGTAGTTGAATATAGTGCCAATGGTGCGGGTGCAAACATGGGGTTGGAAGCCCTATGGAAAAAGGTTCAAGCACAAGCACAAGACAATGCTGGCAAGCTGCCAGTGGTGGAGTACAAGGGTTCAACTCCAGTTAAAGCTGGAAAGGGAACAACACGCATCCCAAACTTTGATGTTGTTAAGTGGGTAGCCAGACCAGCATCATTGCAAGAGGGTGCAGTAGCAGAAAACCAAATCTCAGCACCAGTACCCGTCAAACCAGCACCAAGCCCCATCAAGGCCAAACCAGCACCTACACCCGTGGATGATGATGAGATGTTCAGCTAAACACTGAACTAACCAGCACCAGAGTTTTCGGGGGAGAACTCTGGTTTTTTTGTCTCCTAAATAAAGATACCAAATGTCAGCACAAGAAATAGCGTCCATCTTGGGTAACGCAAAGAAAGTAGGCAACGGTTACCTAGCATCATGCCCCGTACCCGATCACGGTCAAGGCAAGGGAGATAAGCATCCATCCCTGTCCATCACCGAATCAACTGACGGGAATTACCTCTTCAAATGTCACGGCGGCTGTGACCAGCACACAGTGTTCAGCACCATCAAGGATATGGGAATACTGCCAACCCTACCAGACAGACCTGAATACCTGTCCAGTATCAAGCCAATACCTACCAGTTCACAGGCTACAAACTCTACAGCCCCGACACTTGAACATGAATGGCATTACGTTGACGAGGATGGCATCTCACTCTTTCTCAAGCAACGTTTTAAGACTAATGACATCAAGGGAAAGACATATAAGACCCTCAGAGTCATGCCTGATGGCAGTCGAGTAGGCAAGCTAGGAGATTGCAGAATTGTCCCCTACAGACTCCCCGAACTGCGACAAGCAATTGCCGATGGCAGGGTCATCTACATCTGCGAGGGTGAGAAAGCGGCAGATAGCTTATGCAGTCTTGGGGTAGTAGCTACGACATCTCATGCTGGTGCTGGTGGTTGGAATCCAGACCTGAACCAGTACTTTACTGGCGCAAATGTAGTTATAGTCCCCGACAATGATGCCGCTGGTTGGGGTTACGCCCACAAGATAGTTGATTCCTTACTTGGATCAGGCAGCACCAAAAGCATCAGAGTGTTGGACTTACCCCTCACCCACCCCAAGGAAGATGCCTATGAGTGGGTCAACAGGTATGACGGTTCAAGGTCATTGTTGGCACAACTGGCAAAAGCCTGTCCTATCGTCAAGTCTGTGGAAGATGTATGGCAACCAGCAAGGCTGCACAACTATGTGCCTGAGCCTCAACCACCACAAGAATCCGGTGTCAAAGAGGCAAAACCCTCCAGATTACTGGTCGAGTCTTGGGACTCAATCAAGGATGAACCAGTTGAGTGGCTGGTGGATTCAATTATTCCAAAACGTAGTTTCGTAGCCCTGTACGCACCCCCTGCCTCATGGAAGTCATTCATTGCCTTGGATTTAGCTGAAGCAATAGCCACAGGCAGAGATTGGATGGGTTACAAGATACCAAAAAAAGGGGCTGTTTTATTTATATCGGGTGAGGGTCACGGCGGTATGGGCGCAAGGGTAAAGGCTTGCAAGATACAAAACCAGAGTCCAGATGGCGCAAACCTCTACATTATTAGAGCGCAATTGAACCTCAGATCATCACCTGAAGACTTTACAGAGTTACTCAATGCCATCAATGACCTGATAGCTGAGATCGGTGAACCCCTTGAAATCATCATCCTTGATACCCTGATGCGTATGGCTGGCGGTGAGTTCAACGAGTCATCATCTGAGGATATGGGTGGGTTCATCACCCAAACAGGCAAGCTGCAAGAACTCTTTGAATGTGCATTACTGGTGATTCACCATACAGGTAAGGACATCACCAAGGGGTTGCGAGGCCATAGTTCATTGTTAGGTGGGTGCGATACCGTGCTTGAGATACAGCGGCAGGATTCAGTCATCAACTCAGCAGACCCTAGCGTCATAGGTAACGCAATCCTAAAACTTTCAAAACAGAAAGATGGGGCTGACTCCATCGAAGTGGGCATAGAGATCGTGCTGGTAGAGATCGGAACATCAGACCTTGGGTTTGAAGCATTGACCTCGTTGGCAGTTAGACACAACCCAGACATTGCTGGTGGGAACTCAAAAGCTAGTAAAAATAATGCTGGCTTTGGCTTGAATCAGCGTATTGAGATTGATTCGTTGATTAAAGCGATTAAATCTAAAGGCTCATATCGTGAAGTAGATGGTACTAGTAGATATGGAGTGAGTTTGGATGATTGGAGATCAGAGTTTTGGAGCATGAAAGGTTGTACTGATGAGGATAAGGACTCTTTTCGCAAGGCTTGGCTTCGTGCGAGGGAGAGACTTGTTAGCGTAAATAAGGTGGTAATTGGGTCTGGTTGGGTCTGGTTGAAGTCCAGTTCAGAGGCTTTTTGATATGTGTATTTATACAGTGACAAACGAGACAAAGTGGGACAATGTCCCAAAGTGTCCCGCCGATGAGGGTGGGACAAACCTCCCCTTGTCTATAACAAGGGGTTTGTCTCATGTCCCTTTGTCTCTTTGTCGCTTCTTTAAAAGGAAATTGAAAATGGTTAGATCACGGTCAAGAAAAGATGTTCCAGATGTTCAAGTGCCTAAGCGTCAGGCAACACCTTGGGAGATTGAATCGAATGCTGCACTCATGGAACTGGAGGTCAGGAAAGAGAAACATCACCAGAAATGGGGAGTTGATCGACTGATTACTTTAGTTGACAGTGAGTTTAGGGCTAAGTTCTGGGGTCAGATGGGTAGAGTTTGGGATAGTCTTGAACGTCATGACCTCGAACGGTTACGCAAAGCAATCACAGGTATGGTCAAAGGTTATGACCATCTGGAGAAATGGGGTGAAGATAATGAGATTGACCAAAGCCCAAATATTAGGTTCGTTGAATGGAAAGCCCAAAACGGTCAGATCATGGCAGTTACAGAAACGATAAACGATTGCCTTGATTTGCAGAAGCTACGCAAAGACCTAACCATCTGGACACTAGAAGAGTTCGAGGTCATCATCAACGAGCCAGCAGTCCAGTTCATCATCAAAGCAAAAGCGTTTGATCCAACCGCACAGGTCAAGAGGTTCAAGGCTGGTGAGGACTTTGGCAAAGGTTCAGGCTTTGACGATATGGTTGATGACCTTGAACCCGTCTACAGTGGTGGTGATCCACCAAAGATGTTTAACCTACCTAAGAGGAAGTAATGGCTAGACGTAATGGTAGACCGCCAAGCGTTAACTCTCGCTGGTTCTACCGTGAATTGACCATGCCAGACAAGCTAATCCTAGCTTGTGCTGGTGATGGCAATATCTCTGATGGGTTTAGGAATGTTTTGGATACCTATCAAATCCTCTGGAATTGCGGATACCGCCCTGAGATGGATTTGCATGATTTCTTAGGGGTAGATAAGGAAAGCCTAGAAAAGCCTCTTGTAAGCGGTTTTAAGGCGAATTAGAGGCATTGCCGTAGCAAAGATTAGCGTGGCTTTACGAGAAACTAGAAGTGCATAACGAATGCCATTGTCATAACTAAAAGTCATTATGACTTAAAGTAATCAAGTCCCCCAATAATGCACCATCCGCCTCTTTCCCTCTCCGCAAGCCAGAATCCACCGATCAGAAAAGTTATCCACAGGTTATCCACAGATTGGAGTCGAAGTTATCCACATTTGCACAGTCTGGTTGCAGTTTGCATCTCAGAATGTTCAGATCAGTAATACTTTCTGTGATTTTGAGTTAACATAATGGACATTGTATTAAATGGATTTTGTCAGCCGTTTGTAAGCATCTAGAAAAACTCTAGCAAAATCAACGACTTACAGATGTTATCCACACTGTCCACAGTTGCCTGTGGATAACTTGCATCTGGCAATTTGCCTGTGGATAACTTTCGATGGGGGGGAGGGGGTGGTCGGCGGTGGTGATAATTGTGGGAGCATCCGCCCCCCTGAAAAAGCGAAAAGTCGAAAAAGGGGCAAAGTCACCACTATCCCAATTTAAAAAAAAGGGGTGTTGGTGGTTTCCATAAGGCAGGATTAGGGCGCAATCCAACAACGAAAAACTCCCGTGATGCCGACACACTGCCCACCAACGCTGATAAATTTACCATATCAAGCCACAATTTGCTATAGTCCCCATCTATCACGCCCACAACGCACAAGGATAATCGTGAAGATAGAACAGATTGATGGCATCCAAGACGAGCCACAGCTAGAGAAGAAGAAAGCTGGCAGACCTAAAGGTATTTACGGCTTAAAGCGTCAGATACAGGAGTACGCAAGGAATCCTGAACTTGCGTTGCCCAAGACTGACAGCCAGAGAATCAAGGACTTGAAGGATATGCTTATCAGGTCGAGTGGTAAGGATGTTGTGGAGAAGATGATCTCAATAGCGTTGAACGACAATCACCCCGCACAGATGGCGGCTATCAAAATGTGTGTGGACAGGACGCTTCCTATATCCATGTTTGACAAGGATAAAGGCCAGAGGAGTGCGGTCAACATCACAATCACTGGCATAGGCGCACCTACAGTAGAGGCAACTACGATTGAGCCAGATGACATACAGGACGTAGAGGCTAAGAATGGCTGACCTGAACTTTGCCCTACTCCCGTGGCAGCAGGAGGTCTACGCTGACAAGACGAGGTTCAAGGTTGTCGTGGCGGGTAGACGGTGCGGTAAGTCTAGGTTAGCTGTCACGACACTATTAATAGAGGGGTTGAGTTGCCCCGTGGGCAGTGCGGTGCTGTATGTTGCCCCTACCCAAGGTCAGGCAAGGCAGATTATTTGGGATGTTTTGCTGGACATTGGCAGAGAGATCATTGCCAGCAGCCACGTTAACAACATGGAAGTCACCTTGATTAACGGAGCAAAGATATATGTGAGGGGTAGCGACAGGCCAGATACCTTGCGGGGTGTATCCTTGACTTATGCCGTACTGGATGAGGTTGCTGACATTAAGCCTGAGACTTGGGAACAGGTAATTCGTGCGTCATTGTCAGACAAAAAGGGTCGATGCATGATGATCGGCACTCCAAAGGGTAGAAATTGGTTCTATGATTTGTACAATTTAGGTCAGGATGGTAGCGATCCTGATTGGAAATCGTGGCACTTCACCACCAAAGATAACCCGTTAATTGATCCATCAGAAATTGAGAGCGCAAAGAAAACCCTATCTAGCTTTGCTTTCAAGCAAGAGTATATGGCTTCTTTCGATAATGCGGGGAGCGATGTCTTCAAGGAGGAGTGGTTGAAGTACGGGGAGATACCTGAACAGGGGAGTTACTTCATAGCGGTGGACTTAGCGGGGTTTGAGGAGGTGGCGAAGCAAGCTGCCAACTCTAAGAAGAGGCTAGATCAGAGTGCTATTGCGGTGGTTAAGGTCACCGAGGATGGCAAGTGGTATGTTGAGAAGATTGAGTTTGGGCGGTGGGACATCCGCACCACGGCTGCTAACATTTTGCTGGCGATCAGGGAGTACCGCCCCTTGAGCATTGGGATTGAGCGAGGGGCGTTAAAGAATGCGGTACTTCCCTATTTGAGTGATTTAATGCGAAAATCCAACATATATGCTCATATTGTGGACTTGACTCATGGGAATCGCAAGAAGTCAGACCGCATCATTTGGGCATTGCAAGGACGCTTTGAGCATGGCAGAATAGTGCTTAACAAGGAAGAGGATTGGTCTGAGTTCGTTGACCAGTTACTGATGTACCCATCCCAAGGGGTGCATGATGATCTTCCTGATGCGTTAAGTTATATAGATCAGTTGTCTATAACCTCATACTTTGAGGCAGATGATGAAGACGAGTGGACACCCGTGGACATTATCAGTGGAGTTTAGGTAACACTATGGCAACAAATAAAGAAGTTAAATTAGAGCAGAATGAGTTTTATGAGCCTACTGAGGCTGATAAAGAACTGACTGCTTTTGTTACCGACCACTGCACCAAGTGGCGTGACTACAGAGACACCAACTTTCTCCCTGATTGGCTGGAATATGAACGCATCTTCCGTGGTCAATGGGCATCTGAAGACAAAACCCGTGAGTCAGAACGCAGCCGAATCGTAACTCCTGCTACTCAACAAGCAGTCGAGACTCGTCACGCTGAGATCATGGAAGCTATCTTTGGTCAAGGTGACTTCTTTGACATTGAAGACAATATCCAAGATGTAAACGGGAATCCTATTGATGTTGAGATGATTAAGAATCAACTCACTGAGGATTTCAAGAAAGACAAAATCAGAAAAGCTATCGACCAGATCGAATTGATGGCTGAAATCTATGGCACAGGCATTGGCGAGATTGTTGTCAAGACTGAAAAAGAGTATGTTCCCTCAACTCGCCCTATTCCTAATCAACAGGGTCAGGCGGCTATTGGCGTGATGGAAAAAGACAGAATTTCTGTCAAGATTATGCCAATCAATCCTAAGAACTTCTTGTTTGACCCTAACGGCACAAGCATTGATGACTGTATGGGTGTGGCTATTGAAAAATACGTTTCAATTCATAAGGTTGTGCAGGGCATTGAAAAAGGTATCTACCGTAAAGTAGACATTGGCACTTCTGGTGAAGATACTGACCTTGAGCCAACCCAAGAAGTCTCGCAATATCAAGATGAAAAGGTTCTTTTGTTGACCTACTACGGGTTAGTTCCCCGTGAGTACCTTAACAATATGAAAGAGAACAAGGATATTGTTGAGTTGTTCCCTGAGAATTCAGCGGCAGAAGACTATACCGATTTGGTTGAAGCTATTGTCGTGATTGCCAATGATGGGATGCTCTTAAAAGCTGAAGAAAATCCATACATGATGAAAGACAGGCCAGTTCTGTCTTACCAAGACGATACTGTGCCAAACAGGTTGTTGGGTCGTGGTACGGTGGAAAAAGCATTCAATATGCAAAAAGCTATTGATGCTCAGACTCGCAGTCACTTGGATTCACTGGCACTGAGTACTTCTCCCATGATTGCAATGGATGCAACTCGCTTGCCAAGGGGTATGAAGTTTGAGGTGAAGCCCGGAAAAGCTATTCTGGTCAATGGTGCGCCTAGCGAGATTTTGTATCCATTCAAATTTGGATCAACTGACCCAAATAACCTTGCAACTGCCAAAGACTTTGAGCGAATGTTGCTACAAGCAACAGGAACTCTAGACTCCAACGGCATGATTAGCCAAGCTAGTCGTGATGGTGGTGGTATGTCGATGGCGGTTGCCTCCATCATCAAGAAATACAAGCGCACCTTAGTCAATTTCCAAGAAGATTTCCTAATTCCATTCATCAAGAAGGCTGCTTTCAGGTTCATGCAGTTTGATCCAGAGCGTTATCCCGCTGTTGATATGAATTTCATCCCTACTGCAACCCTTGGCATCATTGCTAGAGAGTATGAGCAGCAGCAATTCATTGGTTTGTTGCAGACTTTGGGTGCAAACACTCCTGTTTTGCCTATTTTGCTTAAAGGAATCGTTGGAAACAGCAGTTTGTCTAACAGAATGGAGTTGATGGCTAAATTAGATGAGATGATGCAACCTGATCCACAAGCACAACAAATGCAACAAGCTCAACAGCAGTTGGCTATGCAATCGGCACAGGCTCAAATTGCTGTAAACACTACTCAAGCAGAACAAAATAGGGCTGAAGCACAGAAATTAATGGTTGAAGCACAGTTAATGCCTCAAGAAGTTCAGACTAAAAACATGGCGGCAATGACTAAGAATTTGCCAAATCAGGATGACCAAGCCTCGAAAGAGTTTGATAAGAGGGTTAAGATTGCTGAATTGATGTTGAAAGAAGCAGACATCAAAAACAAATCTAAAATTGTTGAACTGCAAATGGCAGAGAAAAACAACAAGATTTCAGGCATGGAAGAAGATTTCTTGAATCAACTTACCAAACAGTTAAGTTCAGCGCAAACTGGTACTGAATAATGGATGTAGAAAACCTAGCCAAAGAGTTAATTCTCAAGAACATGACTCCTGAACAGCAAATGGCTGTTTTGGAATCAGTGCGTCAGTCTGTTGCCAATGCAAAAGAAGTGCAAAAGAAGAAGATTGGCGAGAATGTTGACCTTGTTGTCCAAGCCCTGAAGAAGATTGAAGCTGACATTCGTGACCGATTTGATGCAGTTGGCAACTCCATTGAAAAACGTGTTTTGTCTATTCAAGATGGTCGTGATGGTGCTAATGGTAAAGATGGACGGGACGGTAAAGATGGCAAGTCAGGCAGAGATGGCCTAAAAGGGGACAGAGGTGTTGACGGTCAAGCTGGTCGTGATGGCGTAGACGGTGTAGACGGTATATCAGTAGTCAACGCACAGATTGACTTTGATGGTTCTTTGGTAATTACCTTGTCTGATGGCAGAGAGTTGAATGTTGGTGAGGTTGTATCTCAAGACATTGCTGAAAAGATCAAAGTCATCAGCACTATGTCTACTAATGGGGCGATTGGCATCAAGGACGAGGGAACTTCAATCTCCGTAGGTGTTAAAACTATCAACTTTGTTGGGGCTGCTGTTACTGCTACCAATTCAGGGGATGATGTAACTGTAAATGTAAGTTCTGGAACAGGTACAGTCACAAGTGTGGCGGCTACTGGCGGTACAGGCATCAGCATCACTGGTAGCCCAATTACAACCTCTGGTACTTTGAACATTACTAATACTGCACCAGATCAGACGGTAGTGTTGACTGCTGGCACAGGCATTAGTACAAGCGGAACTTATCCTAGCTTCACTATTACAAATTCTGCACCAGATCAGACAGTTGCATTAACCCAAGGCGGTACAACAACAATCACTGGAACTTATCCCAACTTCACCATATCCTCTGCTGACCAGTACCAAGGAACAGTTACTTCTGTTACAGGAACTTCTCCTGTTTCGTCTACTGGCGGTGCTACTCCTGCTATATCATTGGCAGCAAGTTATGGCGACACTCAAAATCCTTACGCATCTAAGACTGCAAACTTTGTTTTAGCTGCACCTAATGGTAGTGCTGGTGTTCCGACATTCAGGGCAGTTGTTGCGGCTGATATTCCTACACTGAATCAAAATACAAGTGGATCAGCAGCTAGTTTGTCTGCTACTTTGGCTATTGCATCAGGCGGTACAAACGCAACAACAGCAGCAACAGCGTTATCCAATCTTGGCGGCATCACAATTGGAAAAAGCATTGCTATGGCAATGATTTTCGGAGGATAAAAAATGGCAAACCCAAATATATTAAATGTCACATCAATTTACGGTAATACTGCATATGTATTGCCAAGCACTACTGCTGTAAGTGCTGCATGGACACACAACGGTACAACAGCCTTAACTGGATTGACCCCTGCGGCGAATTCTGTAAATAAAGTAAACAGTATTGTTGTAACAAATACAACAGGATCAGCAGCCAATGCGACTGTAGCAATTTCAAACAACGCAACATTTGCATCAGGTACAGCATATGCACTTGCATCTGCTATTCCTATTCCTGCCAATTCTTCTTTGATTGTAGTTGATAAAGCAAATGGCATTTATGTAACAGAAAACCAATCTATTGGGGTTACAAGTGGAACATCAAGTGCTTTAACATTTGTTGCTTCTTTTGAGGTCATAACATGAGTAGACGCTGGTCTGCTGGGATAGTCTCATCAACTTATATCCCGCCTACTACATCAACCGCAACTGGCGTATGGACAACCAATATGCAATTGCAATCAGCCCAAGGTGCAATATGGCCGGGTTATTCCACCCCAACCGTTGAATATCTTGTTGTTGCTGGCGGCGGCGGTGGAGGAAGCGCTTTTGGAGGTGGAGGCGGTGCTGGGGGTTATAGAACGGCAACAGGGTTTGCCGTTACTGCTGGAACACCGATAACCGTAACTGTTGGCTCTGGTGGCGCTGGTGTACCTTCGGGTGGTGGCAACGGCTCAAAAGGTAATGCTTCAGTATTTAGCACCATAACATCTGAGGGCGGTGGCTATGGTGGAGGTGGTGCGGCTGGTGGTGCTGGTGGCTCAGGTGGTGGTGCTGGTTCTTCGGGCGGCGCGCCCACATATTCGGCGGCGGTAGGCACTTCTGGTCAGGGTAACAACGGTGGACAAAATACCGGTTCTGCAAATTATGGTACTGGCGGCGGTGGCGGTGCAAGTGCAGTAGGTGGGACAGGAACAACTACAGTTGTTGGCTCTGGCGGCGCAGGTTCCGCATCTTCAATATCTGGCAGTTCAGTAACCTATGCAGGTGGTGGTGGTGGTGCAGGTGGTGTTAGTTTTATTACAACCCCCGGCTCAGGCGGCTCAGGTGGCGGCGGTGCTGGTGGTAGTGCTGGAACATCTTATGTTGGTGTTGCTGGCACTACAAACACTGGTGGCGGCGGTGGTGCGGGTGCTTTCAGTGGTGCAGCTTGGCAAGCGGGTGGCGCGGGTGGTTCTGGCATTGTGATTATTCGATACGCAGATACATACCCTGCGGCAGCATCAACAACAGGTTCTCCAACAGTTACGGTGGCGGGTGGCTATCGTGTCTATAAATGGACAGGCTCAGGGAGTATTACATTCTGATGGCACACTTTGCACAACTTGATGAACAAAACATAGTCACGCAAATTATTGTCGTTGCAAATGACGAATTGCTTGAAAATGGCATAGAAAGCGAAACAAAGGGCATTGCGTTTTGCCAGTCTTTATTTGGTGGTGAATGGAAACAGACTAGTTACAACGGCAATATTCGTAAAAACTACGCTGGTATTGGTTACACATACGATAGTCAGCGTGATGCGTTTATTCCTCCAAAGCCCTATCCAAGCTGGACATTGGTGGAAGAAACTTGCCAGTGGACTGCTTTTGTTGCATATCCAACAGATGGAAAACTATACAACTGGAATGAAGAAACATTGTCATGGATTGAAGGACAAATATGACACCAGAACTACTAAAGTACTATGAAGACCGTTTTTCGATGATGTCTATGGACGGTTGGAAAGAATTAACTATTGATATTGACAATATGATAGAGTCACTCAATAATATAAGCGTTATTCCTGATGAAAAGACCTTGATGTTCAAAAAAGGTGAACTTTCCATCTTGACTTGGCTGAAAACCTTGAAAGAGGTCAGCGAACGAGCCTACGAGGAATTGAATGAAAAGAATATTTGAATTTGTCTGCGAAAGTGGACACAGAATTGAGAGACTTTGCGATTATGAGTCGCAAACAACTCAGTGTGAGTGCGGTGGTTCAGCCAATCGCATAATCTCTGCTCCAAGCATTAACTTGGAAGGGTGGTCTGGTCATTTTCCATCTTCATGGATGAAATTTGATAAGAAACACCGTGATAAGTTAGTGCAAGAGCGTAAAACCACAACATAAGCATTTATG